ACGCTTCCTTCCGAACGAGAACGTCCGCCGCCAGGTCCAGCGGGATCTCGGTGTCTCCGTCGTCGGCGGAACGTTGCAGGAGCGCCTCCCGATCTGGTACGGCACCGGCGGCAACGGCAAGACCACCACCGAGCGGATCGTGCAGCGAGTCTGCAAGGACTACGTCAGGGTCGCGGCGCCGAACCTCCTCATCCAGTCGAAGTACGAGCGCCATCCCACAGAGATCGCCGACCTCGCCGGCAGTCGAGTCGTCTTCTCCGTGGAGATCGGGGGGGGCCGGAAGCTCGACGAGGCGCGGGTCAAAGAGCTCACGGGAGGCGACACCAAGAAGGGCCGCTTCATGCACCAGGACTACTTCGAGTTCCCGCAGACCTTCTCGATCTTCCTGCTCGTCAACCACCGCCCGCGGATCGCCGACTCCGACGAGGGCATCTGGCGACGGGTCGCCCTCGTGCCATGGCAGGAGACCATCCCGGAGGCCGAGCGCCGTGGTCAGGACGAGGTGGTGGACGAGCTCACGGGGCCCTGGGTGCTGGCCTGGCTCGTGGCCGGCCTCATGGACTGGCAGAAGGACCGTGCCTGGGTCGCTCCAGAGGTGATCGAGGCCACCGCGGCATACCGCCAGGAGGAGGATCGCTTCTCTGGTTTCCTCGAGGATCGGTGCGAGACGAGTCCACTTTACTGGACACCAACAGGTGATCTCTACGCGGCCTACGAGGCCTGGTGTCGGGACAACGACACCGAACCCGCCGGCAAGCGAGCGCTCGCCGCAAGGCTCTCCGAGGCCGGCTGCGACCCGAAGACCGGACACGGCAAGGTTCGCGGGTGGCGCGGAATTCGCGTGAAATCGGCGTTCCGGAAGGCGGAAAAGGCTGGTTTCTCGGATCGGGGGGCGGATGGGGGCGGATCTACTATGTCGCCCTTAAGAGAGAACGCCGTTGGAGCTGCAATGGGAGAACCGCCCCCCAGCGCCCCCCAGGACGATCTGTGGGAGGGGACGGACCTCTCTGGTCCACCCCAGGAGGGTCAAGATGACTCACTATTCTGAGCACAACGGCAGGCTAAGGTCGGCCGTAAGGGCCCTTCTCCTGACCCCGATCTCGGAGCGCCAGGAGCCCCCGTCGGGCGAGCGTGCCCTGCGCGCGGCCCGGCTCCGGGAGCGCAGAGCGCGGTGGGCGAAGCCGATCCTGGAGGAGGTCCCTGCCCCCGTCGAGGGGCGCCACGGCTCCGGCGAGAGCGGAGCCCGAGCTCGACGGACCGGGCAGATCGGCCGTCCGCGGAGCGTGACCGAGGCCCAGGAGGCGCGGATCCTAATCCTGCGGAGGGAGGGGCGGAAGATCAGGTCGATCGCGGAGGAGCTTGGGTGCACGGAGGGGGCCGTGCGGCACGTGCTTGCGACGGCGAGGGACGAGACGTGAGGGCTCCGCCGGCCGAGAAGTGGCGACGCTATCTGCGCTCCCGGGCGTGGAAGGAGAAGCGCCTCGAGGCGATCCGGCGCGCGAACTGGCGCTGCGAAGTCTGCGGGAGGCGGAGCTTCGACGAGCGAGACTACCAGGTGCACCACAGGACGTACGAGCGGTTCGGGGATGAGCTGCCCGAGGATCTCATGGCCATGTGCCATCGGTGCCATCGGAGGGTCTCGACGTGGTGACCATGCGCTGCCGCAGGTGCGGGCGGATCTCGTACAAGCGGGGCCCGTGCCCGACCTGCCGGGTCTACGGGGAGTACGGGGCGACTGATCGGGTGGAGATCGTTGCCTACGGCAGGCACGGCGAGCTGACGCGGGAGCGCGACCGGTGGCAGAAGGAGGCGCTCGAGCTCCGGCGGCTGTACGCCTCGGCGCGGCACGAGGAGGACGTGCTGCGGGAGAAGGTGCAGCGGATGGAACGGGTGCGGGAGCGGCTGGGGCGATGGGCGCGGGCGATAGAGCGGGCGAGGGGGGAACTCGGGCAGGGGGCGAAGGGCCTATGAGGCCGCCCGCATCCGACCTGGTGCCAGCAGTGGTCCGGGAGTACCGGCGGCTGGTGTGGCTCCTCGCCGGCCTGCTGGCGGTGGGCGTGCTGGCGCTCTCGGCATGGGGGATCGTCGGCCTGGTCGTCGACCGCCGGCCGGACCTGCACTACGTGACCACCCAGGAGGTCTACTTCGGCGGCCACGTCGTCGAGTGGCAGGTGGAGCTCGCGATCCAGGGAGAAGCGGTGCGGGCTGTGCTGTACAGCGAGCGAGAGGCCGTACGCCTGCGGGATGCGGCGAGACGATGACGGGAGGGGGAGTGAGCGAAGAGAAGGCGAAGTATGGCGCAGGGAACGGCACGGCGAAGGCCTGTATTCACTGCAGGTACAGCGTCACGGACGCGGACATGGCGCCGCAGGGACTTGGGCGGTGCATACGCTTCCCACCGGCGGCCTTCCCCGTTCAGGGCCCTGGCGGGAAGGTGGGCGCCATGGGCGTGTGGCCCACGGTCCGACTCAACCACGACACGTGTGGGGAGTTCGAGGCAGGCAAGATCGAGGTCGCCTCGAGAATGCCGGTGATCCCCTTCCCGGGCCCGAAGGAGGGATGAGACCGTGAGACTACTGCGGTTCGTGGTGGCCGTCGTGCTTGCGCCTCTGCTCATGGCCATGGCCCCCTTCGCGATGCTCGTCGCACTCGGCCGGTGGGTGTGGACGGGGAGCACGCTCCCGGTGCGTCGGCCTCCGCCGACCACGGCTACGGCGCCTGCCCAGGACGAGGCGCGGCGGTGGGTCGAGCAGGTCCTCGCGACCAAGCGGCGAGCCGAGAGGAACTGATGCGCCTGACGGCTGAGCAGCGCGAGCGCATCCTTCGCGAACTCGAGGCTCTCGACTACGGGAGGGTGATCGTCACCGTGGGCGACAGGGGGTACATCGAGATCACCGTCGAGCGGCGCCTCCGGGTGCGCGTGAAAGACACGCCCCTTGACGGCGGCGCAGGAAAAGTCGACACTGTGACCAGATAGCCCGCGCCTACCGATCTACGGCCGCGCAGGACGGATCTCTCCTTCGGGGGAGGTCTCTCCTGTGCGGCCGTTTTTCATTGGCGCGGTCCCTGGGAGGGGAGCGATCAACGGGCCAAGCGGCAAGACAAGGCACCTCTCGCCCCGAGAGCGACGCTTCCTCGAGCACTGGCTCGGGGAAGGGATGACGCAGACAGACGCCTATCTCGCGGCCTCCAAGCGGCCCGATGGCTCCTACCCCTGCTCGAGGACCGCCGCCGGTGTCTCCGCTAGCAAGATGGTGAAGCGGCTGCGCTCCTACCCGGCGCAGTTTCAGGCCATTCTGGCCTCAGCAGGGCTCGACGACTATGCCTTCGCCGGCCACCTGAACCGGATGCTCCGCGCGATGCGCACGGAGTTCTACCAGGGCAGTCCCGTCGCCGAGTGCGAGGACAACACCACGCAGATGCGCGCAGTGGAGCTCCTCGCGGACGTCCTCGGCCATCGCAAGAACGCCGTCGAGCTCTCCGGAGCGCTCGGACTTAAGGGCTACGTCGGCGTGAGCCCGGACGACTGGGATGAGTCGGCAGGCCCCGAGGACCAGGCGCCAGATGCTGAGCAGCCCGCTGAGGCGTCCAAGCCCCCCGCGCCTCCGGCCACCCCGGATGAGCCCGCCACACCGCGGGAGCTTCCCGTCCCGACTCCGGCGCCCGTGCCCCGCCGCGGTCTCAGCATCAAGTACCTCGACGGCCGAGCGGTCCACGCCGATGGGTGAGGTCGCCTTGGCCACCTACCGCCCTCTCCCGTGGCAGGTCCCCGCCTGGCGCTCGAAGACCAGGATCCTGCTCCTCACCGGTAGCGCCGGCGGAGGCAAGAGCCGGGCCGCGGCCGAGAAACTGCACGGGCTGATGCTCAGGTACGCCCATGCCCAGGGCCTCATGCTCCGGAAGACGCGCGAGAGCATGGTCAACTCGACGGTGCTCTTCTTCGAGCGGTCCATCGCCGGTCGCACGCCCTTCTGCACGCACGTCCCCTCGAAGCACCGTTTCGAGTATACGAACGGCTCGATCCTCGCCTACGGCGGCATGAAGGACGAGGAGCAGCGCGAGCAGATCCGCTCCGTGGGCCAGGCAGGCGGCGTCGACTTCGCCTGGATGGAGGAGGCCGCGGAGTTCAGCCGGGCGGACTTCGACGAGCTCCTCGCGCGCATGCGCGGGAACGCGGCCGGGTGGCGCCAGCTGATCCTGTCGACCAACCCCGATGCCGACACGCACTGGATCAACCGCGACCTCATCGTCGGCGGGGGAGCCGAGGTGCTCTACTCCTCGGCGCGAGATAACCCGGCGAACCCCGAGGACTACGCGCGGATGCTCGACCTGCTCACGGGCGTGCGCCGGGACCGCCTTCGCGACGGGAAGTGGGTCGCCGCGGAGGGCTTGGTCTGGGATGCATACGACCCGGCGATCCACCTGGTGCCCCGATTCCCGATTCCGCCGACGTGGCGGCGGATCCGCGTGGTGGACTTTGGCTACACGAACGCCTTCGTCTGCCAGTGGTGGGCGCTTGACGACGACGGCCGCGCCTACCGTTACCGCGAACTCTACCGGACGCAGCGGATCTGTGAGGACCACGCGCGACAGATCGTGGCCCTGAGCAAGGGGGAGCGGATCGAGGCGACGGTCGCCGACCACGACGCCGAGGACCGCGCGACGCTCCTGCGGCACGGCATTCCGACGGTGCCGGCGCGCAAGGACGTGTCGCCCGGGATCCAGGCCGTGGAGAACAGGCTTAGGGTCGCCGGCGACGGCAAGCCGCGCCTCTACCTGCTGCGCGACTCCCTCGTTGAGCGCGACCGCACCCTTGAGGCTGCGCACCTCCCGACCTGCACCGAGGAGGAACTCCCGGCCTACGTCTGGCCGAAGGCGCCGGACGGGAAACCTCTCAAGGAGCAGCCCGTGAAGGCGAACGACCACGGCTGCGACTGCCTCCGGTACCTGTGCGCGTACCTCGACCTTTCGACGCGATGGAGGCCGGCATGAGTCTGCTCGGGCGGCTCAAGGCGCTGACGCGCATGGTCTTCGGTCGGCCCTCACAGTGGTGGGCCGCGGCGATCCCGCGCTCGCGCTACGACTTCTCGCGCCAGGTCGGCGACGGCATGTCCTCGAGCGTCGTCGCCGCTCCGGTGCTCTGGATCGCTCGAACCCTGCCGGAGGCCCCGATCGCTGTGGAGCGCGACGGGGAGATTGACCGCGACCACGCGATGGCGCGGCTCCTGCGAAGCCCGAACCCGTTCTACAGCGGGCACGTCATGGAGATGGCGCTCGCGATCTCGCTCGTGACGACGGGAAACGGCTACCTGCTCAAGGTGCGCAATCGCTACCGCGGCCCGGCCGAGCTGTGGTTCGCTCCGTCGTGGATGATGCGGCCGCACGCTCCGGACGACGGCTCGGTCTACATCTCGCACTACGAGTACTCGCCCCTCGGCGTGCCGATCCGCGTGGAGACCGAGGACGTCGTTCACCTGCGCTACGGCCTGGATCCGCGCAACCCGAGGCTCGGGCTCGGACAGCTCGGGTCGCTGCTGCGCGAGGTTTTCACCGACGACGAGGCGGCCGCGTTCACGGCGTCACTGCTGCGCAACGCCGGCGTCCCGGGCCTCGTGGTGTCCCCGGGTGACTCCTCGAGCGCCGTCGTGACTGAGCAGGACAAGAAGGACACGAAGGAGTACTTCAAGCAGGCCTTCTCCGGCGACGCGCGCGGCGAGCCCCTCGTAATGACGGGGCCGACCAAGGTCGAGCAGTTCGGCTTCAACCCGCAGCAGATGGACCTCGCCAAGCTCCGCGAGATCCCCGAGGAGCGCGTCTGCGCCGTGCTCGGGATCCCGGCGGCCGTCGTCGGCTTCGGCTCAGGGCTCGCACAGACCAAGGTCGGGGCGACCATGTCCGAGATGCGGGAGATGGCCTACGAGAGCTGCATCATCCCGATGCAGCGGATGATCTGCGCGGACTACGACCGCCAGCTCTTGCCAGACTTCGAGTCGCGGCCGGAGCGCTGCCGGACGGTGTACGACCTCTCGGAGGTCCGCGTGCTCCAGGAGGACCAGAACCGCCTGGCGATGCGGCTGGACACCATGGTCCGCGGCGGCTGGATCACGGTCGCCGAGGCGCGACACCAGATGCAGCTCGAGGTGCGACCAGAGCACGAGGTCTACCTGCGGGGCTTCGCGACGCTCGTGGTCCCTGCCGGCCGCAGCCCGGAAGAGCAGGCGGCGGCTGCGCCCCAGGAGGATGAGGAGCAGCCCGGGGGCGACGGCAAGGAGCGGCTGCGGATCGTTGTCCCGGCCAAGAGCCGCGTGGAGGAACGCCAGCGCTTCGCGCTCCGGCAGCTTCGGGAGCAGCGCCGGCTTGCCGCGGCCTTCACCGACGAGCTCCTGGCCGCCTACCGCTCCCTCGGCGAGGAAGCGGCGGAGGCCTGGGGGCGTGTCCAGAGTGAGGCCGCTGTCGAGATGCTATCCGCCGCGGACCCCGAGACCAAGCGACTGACGGCCGAGGAGCTCTTGCGACTAGTCGGCTTGGTCATGGCAGAGATCACCGTCAAGCAGCCCGACTACAGGCCGCACTACATCCGGGTCGCGCTCTCGACGATCGACGGCCTGCGCGGGCTGTTCGGACTCGGCGTGAACCTGAGCGAGCCCATGGAGATGCGGATCCTCTCCGAGGGTGGCCGACGCATGGGGCTCGTCGACCTGACGCGGCAGACGCGGGACGCACTGTTCTCGGCGCTCACGGAGGCACGTGACGCGGGCGCCGGCCCTCGGGAGATCGCGCAGCTGATCCGCGACCAGATCCCCGCGGGTCCCTGGTCGAGTCCGCAGGTCAGGGCCGAGGTGATCGCGCGCACGGAGACGATGCACGCGCAGAACTTCGCGAGCCTCGAGGCGTACAAGGCGAGCGACACGGTGACCGCGATCGAGATCATCGACGGGCAGCTCGGCGACAGGAGCTGTGATCCGTGCCGCGAGAGGGACGGGCGGATCGTCACCCTCGAGGAGGCCGAGCGGATCATGGCCGACGAGCATCCGAACGGGACGCTGTCGCTCGCCCCGGTGGTAGGGAGGTAGTACCGATGCCAAACGAGACTGCGCGACTCAAGATCATCACGGCAGCCGACGGCTCCGCGTGCTGGGCTGGACGGCTCAAGCAGGCGGAGTACGGCGAGAAGGGGAGCGTCCGGGCGGTCTTCTGCACCATGGGCGCGATCGACCACGACGGCGACATGATCCTGCCCGGCGCGATCGGGGATCAGCAGGTTCGCATGTCCGCCTACGGTCACGGCTCCTGGCGTGGGGAGCTCCCGGTCGGCAAGGGCCGCATCTTCGAGCAGGGCAGCGACGCGGTCTTCGAGGGGCAGTTCTTCCTCTCGACCACGCCCGGACGCGACACGTACGAGACCGTCAAGGCCATGGGCGACCTCCAGGAGTGGAGCTTCGCCCTGCCAGAGCTCGAGTCCGAGACGCGCAAGACGCCCGAGGGACAGAGCTACCGGGCCATCAAGCGCGTCACGGTTCCCGAGGTCAGCCCCGTGCTCCTCGGCGCCGGCGTGAACACCCGCACGCTCGACGTCAAGGATCAGATCAGCGGCGGCGTCCGCATGCTGCACTCCTCGATCACCATCGGCGAGCTGAAGGGCGCGATCGGCTCGCACTCCACGGGTACCGATGATGCGGCCTGGGATGCCGGTGCGAACGAGAAGCGGGTCCTCGCCGACAAGCCCGCGAGCTACTACGCCAAGGCGTACGCCTGGCGCGATCCCGATGGCGAGGTCGGGGTCAAGAGCACGTACAAGTTCATCCACCACTTCGTCTCTGCCGAGGGGGAGCCCGGAAAGGCCAGCACGCGCGCGTGCTCGGCCGGCATCGCGATCCTCAACGGCGGGCGAGGGGGGACGAAGATACCGGACGCGGACCGAAAAGGCGTGTACGCGCATCTCGCGCGGCACCTCAAGGACGCGGACAAGGAACCGCCGGAGCTCAGGGCGGAAGCTGGCCCGGGGGAGATCAAGCTCATCGACCAGGTCCTCTGCGTTCATGCCGACGTCCAGGACCTGGCCGAGCGTATCGCGGTCGTGGCCTCGATGCGCGAGGGCAAGAGATCTCAGCTCGGAGCAGCGACGCGCGAGCAGGCACTCCTCCTAGCGAAGGCTCTCCGTGGTGTCGTGGGCGCCATCGAGGAATCCGACCGGGAGGAGGGTGAGCTCCTGCGCGAGTTCGTGCGGTTCGAGCAAATCAGAGGGAGGGTAAGCCTATGAACAGGCTGGTCGAGAAGCGGCAGGAGATGGAGGCCAAGCAGAAGAAGCTCGCCGACGTCTTCGTCGAGATGGGGTCCGACCTGGACCTCGAGAGGATCAAGAGTCTCAGCGGCACCGCCGCGGAGAAGGCCGCGCTCATCAAGCGCATGAACGACGAGCTCGCCGACATCGGCAAGGAGGTCGAGTCGCTCGTCGCAGTCGAGGAGGCAGCGAAGGCCTCCAAGGCCCTGCAGGACCGCATCGTCAGCCCGGCGACGACGGTCACGCAGCCGGCTGCGCAGCCGGCCCAGGAGAAGAGCCTCGGCGACCTGTTCGTCGAGTCGCGCTCCTACAAGGCGTTTCGCGAACAGCAGGTGCTCAACGTGCCGAGCACGCTGGACATCCCGATGAAGACGGCCATGACCACGGCCGCGGGGTGGGCGCCCGAGAGCACGAGGATCGGCAGGGTCGCGGAGTACGCGACGAGACCGATCCAGGTGCTCGACCTGGTGCCCTACGGGCAGACCGGGCAGGCGGCCGTCGTGTACATGGAGGAGACGACCTTCACGGACGCTGCGGCGGAGGCGACCGAGAGCTCCGGAGCGTTCGGTGAGGCGGCTCTCGCGCTCACCGAGCGGAGCGTCACGGTGCAGAACATCGCCGTGTGGCTCCCGGTGACCATGCAGCAGCTCGAGGACGTCGAGCAGGTCCGGTCGTACATCAACAACCGGCTGAGCTTCATGGTCCGCCGCAGGCTGGACTACCAGATCCTGAACGGCGACGGCATCGCGCCGAACCTCGCGGGGATCCTCGAGAACGCGAGCATCCAGAGCTTCGCCCTGGCCGGCGATCGCTTCGACGCGATCTACGACGCGATCAAGCGCGTGCGGGTCACGGGTCGCGCCAACCCGAACGTGGTGGTCATCCACCCGAACGACTGGCAGCAGATCCGGCTCATGCGGGACGACAACGGCCTCTACATCCTCGGCAACCCCGGGGCGCCGGGCCCAGACCGGATCTGGGGCCTGCCGGTGGTGGAAGCGGACGCGGAGCCCGAGGGCACGCCGCTCGTCGGCGACTTCGCCGGGCAGTGCTCGGTCTTCGAGAAGCGCGGGGTACAGATCGACATCACCGACAGCCACGACACGTACTTCATCTACGGCAAGTACGCGGTGCGGGCGACCCTGCGCGTGGCGTTCGTGGCCTTCCGGCCGGCCGCTTTCTGCAAGGTGACCGGCTTCTAGGCGTAGCCGGGGGCGCTTCGCCCTGGTAGCAGCGGGGGCCGGCTGACGGCCCCCACGGAATGAATCAGGAGGAAAGACATGGGAGACATTCCGGCTCACGTTTACGGCTTCGTGTGCAAGGACTACCACACGGAAGCAGCCAACACGCCGATCACCGAGCAGATCGACCCGATCGACGGGGCGAGGCTCGCGCTGATCGGCATTCAGTACCTCGCGGCGGCTACCGCACACGTCGCGAGTCTCATGTACGCGAACGGCACCGGCAGCCGCAACACCG